CAAGTGCTTGGAAAGATTCTTTGTTATCTTCAATGGCTTTTTTAAGTGGATCAAACAGTTTTACAAACTTTTCAAAACCAGGCACAACCTTTTCAATGATAATTCTGATAAGTGCTTCGATAATTGGAAGCAACTTTGTGCCGATTGTTTCGACGCCTTCATCAAATGCAACTTTTAAGCGATCTACGCGCCCTTGGAAAGTCTGGGCATTAGCAGCTGCTGCCCCACCAAATAAATCTGATAAACGGGATTGAACTTGAGTAAATGACATTGCCTTTAATTCGGCTGATGATAATCCAACGCCTAACTTGCCAAGAGCCGCTGTGTTGCCGTCATAAGCCTTACCCAAGGCATTTGCAACGCCTTCAAGAGGCTTGCCTGTCTGAGTAGAAATATCTAAAGCAAGCGCCAATAATTCCTGAGCCTTGCTAGTTGAATTGGTGCTTAAAGCCAAGCGCGATAAAGCCGGACGAAGTTGGTCATCTGCTACGCCAGTAGCGCGAGCCATCTTGTCAATAGATGTCTCAGTCGCTGCAATTTGTTCCTTTGTAGCACCGGTTGCTTTTTCAAGAGATTGAGCAAGTTTTAATTGAGATTGTTCATCAGCGATTGCAGCCTTAACTCCATCAACGCCGATCTTGATTGCATAAGCAGCTGCTGCTGTTGCTGCTGCTGCAAAGGCAGCACTTGCTATCTTGCCAAATTTTTCCATTCCGGTAGCGGACTTTTCAACGTCCCCATTAGCAGCTTTTAACTTTCTATTGAGATCATCAACGTCAGCAAGGATCGAGAGTTTAAGGGTTCTATTGCCTGCCATTAATCCCACTCCTTCAATATCTGACTAAATGCTGTTTCCCACTTTTGCACTAACTGAGGCTGAATCTGACGCAATGTTGGATAAATAAAATAACCCGAATTGCCCCTGCCTTTGCTTCGTGTTCGTTTCGGGAACTGCTTGAATCGATTAGATCCAAATTCCATTCCATAAAGTAAATCTAAAGTTGAACCGCCACCGCTAAACTTTTGACGTGCAAATCCGTAACTAAATTCACCAAGTTTTGAAGTCTTGCTTACCTTAACTCCATCAGCAATACGGCGAGCAGCACCACCTGAAACCGTGCGAGTCGCTGCTGCGACCTTAATCTTTCCAGCAGCAAACTCAGCAAGATTAGAACTTTCCTTTTTAGCAGCTTCGACGGCTTCATCTGACATACCTTTGAAAGCCCTGGCAATACCGCGTAAATCTGATTTGTCATAAGCGATCTTGACTTCATCTGCCATCCGATCGCTCCTTTAAAATTTCGATTGCCGTTAAAACATCTTCAGCCGTGTCCCAATACTGCATAGGAATCCCCGTCTCTATTGCTAGAGTTACGAGGATCCGACCTATGCTTCCGGCTGGATAACTTTTGGGTTATCGTCTCCGACTATTACGTCAGCAACTGTTTCAGACCAGATTTCATATGACTTAGTCGGTTTTCCTGCGTTTTCACGCTTGTAAGCATTATACGCCAAAAACATTAAATCCCAGATACCGATCTGTCCATCTGCTTGAGAAATAACTTTGCCAGTTGTCTTTTCCCATTTAGCCCACTCAGGAGGTTGAGCAGTATAAGTTGCTTGTTCGCCTGAGTTATATTCGATTGTGATTGGTAATTTCATCTTTGCTCCCGTTGTTAGATTTTAGGTGAATGACTCTGCTGGTGTTCCAACTACTTGTAACGCCCAAGTATCACTTTGTGCTCCTGGAGCAGATCCACCGATTGATGGGAATACTGGCAATACGTTGCAAGTAAATACAGCGCCTGTTGCAGCTGTTAGGGATACTGCAAGAGTTGTGTTTGGATTTGTATCAGCTGCTGTCCACATTGCTTCGAATAGTGATGATGCAACACCCCAGTCAGCAAGTAACTCTACGTTGAGAGTCCAAATGTCGTCTGTGTGCTTAAAAGCCTTACCATCGAGTGTTTGGTAAATATCGATAGTTGGTGAGTTAACGAGTGTGACGCTAGTTGTCTGCGCATCGTAATTTACTGTTGCGATGCTGAGGACTAGGTCGCGACCCGTAATGACTGTTGTTGGCATTATTGGTTCTCCTTATGCTGTTTGGGTGTACCAAGTGGACACCCGTATATCTGCGACCAGCAAGGTGCTAGCGCCTACTGTAGTAACTGTTGGTCGATCAACTACCTGGAGTTCATATCCAGCCGGTATAACCGCCACAACACTTGTTATAAGTTGCTCGATGTTATCAAGCGAGGCTGGGTTGCTGTTGTAAGCAACGCAGCAGGTTATCGTGTAATTTAACTTGCATCGAAAGGTACTCTTGCCGATTGTGTCAAACTCCATATATGGAGAATCCGGAACGACGACAACAGCAGGAGCCGGAATCTGTTCTGGAACATAACTAAATATGTTGGCAGAAACTCCAGCAAGAGCTGTCGCAAGAGGAGTGCGAACCGCTGAAAGAATAGTGCTAGGCATTACTGAGCCATTGTTTCAACGTCGATATAAGGTCCTAGGAGACCAACGCAACGATTAAACAAGCTGCGCCCCATTCGATATGGTGACGGTGTAAAATCTACGCCTTCGATCTGTCCACCTGGAGCAGTACGAGATTGAAAAACTTCAACCGAAACTACCATGATCGCGGATTCGACCGCTGCAACTCCAACATAAGTTGAAGCGCCTGTAAGTGTTGCGGTTCCACTAGGGATGACATTCTTTTCGAGGACATCGGCATTAGTGATGTTTGCTGTAAATGTGTATGCATCGACATCATCATTGACTGTTCGAGTGCCGTTAAATGGTGTTCCGCATCCTGCGATGACAACTGATTGTCCTGCGGTGAATTCATGGATGCCTACTGTCTCAAAGGTTGCGACATTGCTTGTCAGCGAAACCATTTGGATTGGTGCAGAAAATGTTGTGAGCAAAGGCAAAATGACTTGCTCAGATGTATCAATTATTTCATTTAAGTATGCGTCATTGTAAAGAGCGGACGAAACACCAAGCACGGATCTCAACTCTGATGCTGTGATAATACTTGGCATTTCATCCTCTCTAAACTGCTGCCGGGGAGATCGGGAGCAACCCCCCCGGCATGATTAAGTATTGGTTACTTATGCAACCATGTAACGGTATGCGCCAGCTGCTAACTTAGTAGCAATTGCGCCGTAACCGTAGTAAGCAACTTGAACTTGACCTGTTGAGATCACGTTTGTCTGTAGTGATAGACGTGCTGATTCGTACCATGTGTAAGCATCTGGATTTACAACGAGAAGTGTGTTATCGCCAAGTCCTGAGCCATCTGTTAGTGCAGTTGAAACACGTAGGTTAAGACCTAGTAGGTTTCCGCGAACTGCGGTTGCAGTCAATGTTCCGCCAGCGTTCTGAGGGTTAATTGTCTGATTGAAAATTGGACGGTTTGAAGAATCAACCAAGCCCATTAGCGCGCCCCATTGTTCTGGAGATACGATGATGTTCTGTGCAAAGCCAAGTGTTCCCTTGTAGATAGAAACAGCTGCATCTGAAACAAAGTCAGAAACTAAAGCACCTGTTGTAAGTGCTGCGCGGTTTCCGCCATCTGTTCCACCGTTGATAAGTGCTGTTCCAACTGCAACATCTGTTGCCTTTGCGTATGCAAACTCCATTTGACGAACTAACTCAGCAAAGAACGCTGGTGAGCTGCGATCAAGAATTTCGAGGCTGAATACCTGCTGGCCAATAAACTTCTGAACATTCACGCTGACGAACGCGGCGTTTTGGTCAGTATTTGATGGTGTTCCGCCTTCAGATGCAACTGCAACTGTTGGAGCAACTGTGATCTTAGGAATCTCGAAAGTCATACCTGCATCAGGTAATGCTCCGCGTGAGATTGAGTCAATGATTGGGCGATCTGCGTTTGAGATGCCGTTGATTACCTCTGTTAGTTGACGTGTTGGTACTAGACCAGCATTGTCTGTTGTGTCCGCTGCTGCTGCAACGTACAACTTTGATTCATCGCTGCCCAGAGATGCGCGAACTGAGTGCTCCAAATATGAAGCCTTGTCAACGATTGGGTTACGAACCTTTTGTGAATTGAGTGGATATGAAGTCGCTTTGACTTCTGCCTTAGCAGCTTCAACCGCTTCGGTTGATACTGCCTCTGAAACGGTTTCTGACACTAGGTCATCTCCTTCTGTCTTAGGTTCCTCGATCTGAGGCTCCGGGGTTGATTCGCTTGCAGCCTGTCCTTGTGTTTCGGTTGCTGCAACCTTTTCCACTTCTGCACCTGGGATCGCTCCGTCAGTTACAAGTGAAACTTCAATTAACTTCGACGCGCTGATAGCCATAACGCCATCCTTGTTATCCCACGCATCTACTTCGACGCCAACGCTGAAATCTGAACGAAGTCCAGTTGCAGCCTCTTCTAAAGCATCATTGCCAGCAGTTGTCTTTGCGATCTTGAATGATGCAGTAATACCTGTTTCATCTTGTGACCATTCAACCAACTTGCCAAGAGGCTTTGTGCGGTTATGTTCTAAAACTAGTTTTGTGTTTTTGCCAAACTCGATTGAGTTAGGTAGAAACTTTGTGCGACCTGCAGATGTGTTACCTTCCGCGTCCCATTGCACAATTCGTCCTGCAATAATGCGTGTTTCAGCATCAGATGCAGTAATTGTTACCGGCATTGTTATTTTCATGTGTCGATTAGATCCTCTTCTTCGCGAATCTCTTGAACGCTCATTGCGCCAATACGATTCAGGATTTCATAAACCTGCGCGCGCTCCAATGGATTGCCGCGTAGGTATTCGTCTAGCGAATAACGGATTTCATTGCCTTGGCCGACAAAATCCGGCATTGATAGACGCTGTTCTATTGCGACGAGCAAATTGCGTCCACCAAAATCGATAAGGGAGCGACGTTCCGCCGTAGCGTTTGAATACGTCATTGATGTTGTTTCAGCACTCGCAAAATAAGCAGGTAAGCCAATAGCGCGACATAATTCTAACGCCACATACTGACGTGCCTCGTTTAGTTGCAGTTTGTTTGGATCAATTCCCATAGCCTGCAATTCCACGTCGGCGTTTAGAAACGCTGTGCTCCGAGTGCTGCGGGCTACGCGCCAGGCTTCAAGCAATTTGCCAATACGCTCGCTAGTAAGATTTGTTCCGTTTGACTTTAGAACCATCATCGGTACAGGTTCTTTAGCAAATGCCTCTGATGCGTTTTCTAACGCAATAGCTGCGCGGATCGTGCGACCTGCGCGAGATAAAAATCCTTCATCCATACCGTTAAACACAACAAGAGATCCAACTCCCATTGTTGGCACGTCATAACCATCAACTCTAAATCCAACGATCTCTGTTGATGCCGCATTTAGCGTTTCTGTTACGCGATCTGGTGCAACGCGCGTCCATTCTTGAATTCGTCCATCTGCATACATAGACATGACTTGTCCATACGCCACGCCGTGAAATAACAAATCCTCAGCAATAAAAGCATAAATAGCAGAACCGGGAACGCGCGAATCAGGTTGGTTTATTACTCGATTGGGTTCGACGTGTGCGCCGGTACTTTTAACGTATTGCTCTAGTGGCAATGTTGCAAGGCTGCATAAAATGTTACGCGCTCTTGCGATTGTCGGAATTGCCATTGCTTGCTGCCGTGAAGCAGATCCTAAAGTTCCGAATAAACTGCTTGCTGTTGAAATATTGTAAGGTACTGGAGTCGCAGCTGCGTCAACCGTCATAGCAGGTTGAGGAGCCTTAGCGAATAAATCTTTGAGTGCCATTAGCACAAAATTATACCATAATCAACCTAACACGATATCGACTTCGGAGTCAGGACGTGTCGCAAAGTGACAAACCATCGCCATTCCAACTGTGGCACAAATTGTCGCTCCGGATGCTTTTCGTCCTAAGTACCAACCTCCATCTTTAAACGGAAGTTTGACCGCTGATAAAACTTGCTTATTTAATTCGGCTTGATTTGTGTGAACAAGTCGCTGGGAGGTAATAGCCGACAACATTTCATCGCATGCCTGACCATAAATGGCTCCATCGATGGCAGTCGTTGGAATACCTGCCGGAATCAACCGAGAAGCAACTGCGCCAGCCGTTTGACGACTATAAGCGACCGTCTCCACGCTATATCGCTTCGTCCAGACAGCGATACTGTTTGCGAGGTCTTTGTCATCAATCGAAACTGGATTCGAATACGTTTCCAGTAATACAACGCAAAACTTGTCCCCAACAAGTCGTTGCGCTGCAACTAACGCAGCTGCTTTTCGATCTGGGCTCAGATCAATAGCCATCCAAGTTGGTTGCTCCCGATCTAAAGCGAGCATACCCTCGGATGCGCACTCTGACCAACTTGACGGATTGATGGCTGGATTGATCTGGCTTACCCATTGGCACAAAAGTTCTGTGCGAATAATAGACTCATCATCTGACATTGCAGATTTGAGATTGTCGATGTGGATTGTGTGTCCAAGGCTGGGATTGGCTTGTTGCCATCCATTCATGTCATCGATTGCGCAACCTGGTTCTGCCGACCATTCAAACCAGCCGATAGCATCATTAGATCCAGCAGCTGCTGCAAGTCCGCGTTCTCTCATCCGAAGCAAAATTACCGAATGTTGGTCTCCGGCGTTTGAATACATAATTGCCATTGGATTCTTTGACGCCATTTGAGTAAAGCGAAGCGATGCCCAAACTTCATCATCTTTGTATTCACGGACTTCATCAAGATGAATTACATCCGGCGCTGCGATTCCGCGAGCAGCCGAGTTATTGGCTCTGACCAGGTATCGAGTGCCATCGTTGAGTTTGATCTCTTGGCTTCCCTTGGTTTCGTACTTCTTGACAAACCGAGTCACAAGTTGTTCATTTGCTTGAATGATCTCATCGATCTTCCAAAAGATTTCAGATGAGGTCGTCAGTTTGTGAGCGGTGTGAACTTGCAAGCGTTCACCCCATAAAAACATTCCAGCCAGGATTCGAAGCTGCATAAAAGTGGATTTGCCATTCTGCCGAGCCATGATGACGCCAACCTCGTTGTGATACCAGCGCCCATCAGGCTTGACCCGGTGCATCTCGATTGCCAGCAATTTTTGCCAAGGAAGCAGTTTAAAAGGCTCGCCAGTCACCGGATTGATGATTTGTTCGCAGAAATCAATCATTTCCTGTCCGCGGGACGGTAAATCGACCGGTTTTGACCTAATACGCGGTTCTGTCGCCCCTAGGTAAGCCGTAGGAGGCTGTTCTAAGCCGTTTTGAGGGTTTTGAGTCATATCTAGTCGATGTTCTCCTGATAGTGGCTTATTGAGCCGTTTTTGGGGGCAAAAGATCCAAGG